CAGCAGTTCGGGCAATGCTTCCCCGTTGATGCGAAAAGCAAATGGCTCGAAGTCCACTGCCCTGATATGTGCGGTTTTGACTGTGCTTACACCGGGGTTCTTCTCGTCCTTTTCTACTTGCAGCACCGTTTCCGCCTTGTTGCTTAGCTCGGTTCCGATGTGCCCCCTTGCATGCTCGTCCCCCTTGTTCTGGTGCAGTATGGTGTGAATGTGGATATTCCTTTCACCCGTCCATGTCATCAGCAGGGAGATTACCTTCGTGGACTCGCTGGAACTGTTGATGTCATACACCATGTCTCGTATCCCGTCGATGACTACCAGCCCAACATTCTCGGTACGGTAGATTGCCTCCCTCACGATTGCTATGCGCTCTTCGGGCGTGTACTTCCGCAGGACGAGGAACTCGAGGTTCTCATGGTTGCTGTCGGTCGGCAGCCCCGCCATGCGAAGGCTGCGCCTTGCCACTATCTCACAGTGGTAGGTGCTCTGCTCGGTGTCCACATAGAGTATTTTCCGTTTGTTTTCGGGCAGTTCCGCCGTATAGTTCAGTACCGTCCCGTTTTTCAGCGCAGCCGCCACGATTGCGGAGACGTTGAACGTCTTCTTGCTTTTGGCTTTTCCGATTGACGCGCTGAAATTTCCCAGTGTGCCGATGACGGAGCCCTGCACTTTCAGAATTTCGGGCGCCTGCTCGTGGTTTTTCGAGAGGTCAAGCCGCGAGGCATGCCATAGGATTACCGCCTCTTCGGGGGTGATGTTTCTTTCCTTGTTGTCCATACTACACCTCCCTATCCGCGTCCCCCGCTTTTGCGTCCTGCCAGTTCCAGCGCCATGTCCGCATCGACGATGATTTTGCGTCCTATCTGCGTAATGGCTCTGTTTATCCTCCCGCTTTTTTTGATGCGGTTTGCTGTGGGTATGCTGCACCCGAACAGCCGGGCTATGCCGCCTATCCCGTACACATACTTCTTTTCCTTGTCGGCTGCCGGTTGGGCTGGCTTCGTTCCGTTTCCCAGCAAGGCGTGCCGGTTCAAGAATATGAACTCTTCGCCCGTCATCTGCCATACGGGCTTTGATAAAAGGTCTCTAATTTCCATGTCAGAATGAAATTAACGTTTGTACTGCAAGCCCTGCGCATGGGCTTTTTACCTCGTTCGAACAGTGCAAAGTTACTTCCGGGTACGGGTGGTAAGGATGTGGATAGCGTGATTTGAATATCACGCTATCTTGTTAAATATCAGTAAGTAATAAAGAGTGGTGGAAATTATTTTGAGTGGTAAAAGTGGTGGTATCGTGGAATGTCGGGACATATCATCGACTATCGGAATATTGACCGCATTTCCTTGGCAAATTCCCGGTTGCTGTCACTGGGGAAATCGGAAACGGGCTCTTTGTATTTTGACTTGTAGTATGTATCGTCTATTCCCAGCAGGTTCATGATGTCCTCTTTCCATTTCTCTCTGTCCGGCTTGGGCAGCGTTTCACCCATAAGGAAAATGAGATAGCATACGCGCGCCTTCTCCCTCGGTCTTGTTTTCAGTCTGCCTTCGCATGGTTGCAGGTTCATGCTGGCGTAGAAGTCCAGTTCGGAAACGGTTTCAAACTGTTCACCGTTGCATTTCTCATAAATGGCTGACAGCAGCCGCATGGGGAAATAGGCGGGCGGGCTTGCCGGGGTGGTACCGGATGCGGACATTTCCTTTTCTTCCCCTTTCTTTTTCTTTTGGTCGGTCAGGTATTTTTCAAGGATTGCCAATAGTGATTCTCCCAGCCTGCAAATGTCCCCGCAACGGTTTTGCAGGCATTGCAGGGCTTCCCGCCTTGCCTGCTCCTTCTGCCTGTACAGTTCATCCAGTTTGGCTTTCTCCTTGTCGTATTCCCGTTTGCACCGTTCGTACCTTCTTTCCAGCAGTTCCTCTTCCTGACGGTCGTGTTCCCTGAAACCTACCGCCTCCAAAGAGCCGTTGGCTTCCATGAGTTCCCGGTAATATCCGTTTGTGACTTTCATCTGTCTGTCAATACCCCAGTCAAAACGGCTTTCATGCTGTCGGCAGACATATCCGGTATCGAGACGGCCGAAAAACTCCTTGCAGGTGTTGTAAGTCGAGATGTTGCTTTCAATCTCACGTTTCAGGCTGTTCAGCAATATGGAGAAGTGCGCGGCGTCCATTTCAAGCATGAGACTGATAAGTGCGGTTTCAAAGGGCTGCGTGTCTCCGTACTCTCTGTAAAAATCGGAAATGAACTGCTGCTTCTCAAAAGAGAAACTGCCGCCGGACATTATTTCGGTGTATATTTTGTTGAGTTTCCCGTAACGGGGTATCATTGAGGTTATTCTTTCTTCCATGATATTCTTGCGGTTACAGTTGGTTGAATTTGTTCATTGCATTAGCCTTGATGTCGTCGGCTATGTCTATGTAGGGCTTCATCGCCTTGTAGTCGCTGTGTCCCGTCCATTTCATCACCACTTGTGCGGGGATGCCCAATGCCAAAGCGTTACAGATGAATGTTCGTCTTCCGGCATGGGTTCCCAGCAAGGCGTATTTGGGTGTGACGGTATCTATGCGTTCATTTCCCTTGTAGTAAGTTTCCCTTACCGGGTCGTTGATTTCTGCAAGCTCCCCCAGTTCTTTCAGGTAGTTGTTCATCTTTTGGTTGCTGATGACCGGAAGTGCTTTATGGTCTTCAAAGTGTACGTCCTTGTATTTTTCCAGTATCGCCTTGCTGTGGTTGTTCAACTCTATGATAAGGCTGTCCGCTGTCTTGACAGTAGTCACTTCTATATGGTCTGGCTTTATGTCACTCCGTTTGAGGTTGTATACGTCCGAATAGCGCAGCCCGCTGAAACAGCAGAACAGAAAGACGTCCCTTATCCGTTCAAGGTATTGCTTGGTCGGGGGTATCTTGTAGTCTTTCAGCTTGTTCAGTTCTTCCCATGTGAGGAATATCACCTTCTTTTGGACGCTTTTCAGCTTCGGGTTGAAGCTCTCGTAGGCGTTGTTCATGCAGTACCCTTTCTTGGTGCACCACCGCAGGAACCATTTCAGGTAGGCTATCTGCTTCATGGTGGACGTGTTGCGCAAGCCTTCCACGTCCTTGAGGAAATTCACGTAGCTTGTCAGCTTGGGTTCGTCCAGTGCCTCGAAGGTCAGTTCCTTGTCGAACTTCTCAAGGTGTTTTCTCACTGCGGCGAACTTCTCATAAGTGGCGTCAGACCAGCCGTTCTGTGTCCCACATTCCTTGATGAACTCCCCGAACACCTCCATAGGTGCGAACGTCAAGGGCTTCTGCTGTTCCTCCTCCCTCTTTTCGCTGTGCAGGCTGTTGAAAGCCTCCTTCACTTGTGCGGTGGTAGGCATGGTTCCCTGAACCTCGAACTCCTTGAAGATGTTCTGTATTTCCGTATAGTAGCGCAGCAGGTCGGTGTTGATTTCGGATGCGCTCTGTTTCAGCTTGTTGGTGCAGCCCGGCTTTACACGCTGTTTGTCGGTGTCCCATTTGGCTGCATCGATGCGGTAGCCCGTTGTAAACTCGATGCGCTGGCTGGCAAATATCACACGCATACGGATAGGCACATTCTCTACGATTGGTACGCCGTTCTTCTTCCGGCTTTCCAAGGAAAAGATGATGTTTCTCTTGATATTCATATTCGGGTGTAATTAAATTAGCACCCAAATATACACCCAATTATCGAGATAGCAAAAGATTTTTAGTAATATTTTACGATATGAATCAATCGTAATAAGCTGTTTATTAGTAGACAGTTGCGATATTATGATATTTTGAAAAACAATAGGTTAAAGTACCGTACGCACCGCTTCTCAAGAAAGCAAAATTAGGAAAAGCTCTGATTCTCAACGGAATTAGAGCTTTTTTATTGTTTACGACGAGGCAAAATGTAGTATTTCTATGAAGTATGTCAGGTGCAAATTCAGGGGCTTTTTTAAAGGCCACACAAAAAGCCCCCGGTGTGCATCATACTTCATTGATTTTCATGTTTTTGCGTAGGATTTGTCTGTTCCCTACTTATTAATTTTACAACGTAAATTAAGAGCGGTATGAAACAGGAATCGATGAAAGTTTTGTTCTTCATACGCAAGAGCAAATTATTGAAAAACGGTGAGGCACCGATTTTTCTTCGTGTGACAGTTAATGGGCAGCAGGATGAAATCCGAATCCAGCGTTCTGTTCCAATCAAATTATGGAATAACACCAAGGGCTGCAGCAAGGGAAAGGACCGGATATCGGTGGAACTGAACAGCTACATTGAGTCATTAACCATTCGTCTGTATCAGATTCATAAGGAATTGGTATGTCGGGAGGCTTTGATAACTCCCAAGCATCTTTTAGTAAAATTATTTTCAAAGGAGGAACGGCGTACGGTGCTGGGCACAATGAAGAAGTACATGGAGGACTGGACGGCATTAATCGGCAAGGAATATCAAAAGTCCACCCTTTCCCGCTATGGTAATTGCTATGACTCCTTGCAGACCGTAATCAATGAATTCTACAAAAAAGAGGATATTTCCTTCCATGAACTGAATGGAGAGTTTATTGATGCTTTTGAGATGCATCTACGGATTGTGCGAAAACTGTCCCAGAATACGCTGACCAAGTACATGAGCTGTTTCAGGAAAATAATCGGAATAGCCCGGGATAACGGATGGCTGACCATCGATCCTCTTGCCGGAAAGCGTAAGAGGCTGTTCCGAAAGGAAGAAACTTGCCCGACTTTCTTGACTTTAGAGGAGTTACAGCGGATTATATCGAAAGATTTTTCAACAACTCGACTGGAGCACGTGAAGGATTTTTTTCTTTTCTGTTGTCTGACCGGCATGTCGTATATTGATGTGAGTACCCTGCTACCTATCCATTTGTACCGCGACAATAAGGGGCAACTGTGGATACATAAGTCCAGGGTGAAAATCACTGCGGCCAAGGAAACCTGTACGAGCAACGTGCCGTTGCTGGCTCCTGCCGTTGCCATCCTTGACAAGTATAAGGGATGGAATCCTGACAATCCGGATGGTCCGTGTCTGCCTGTCCCGTCGAATCAGAAGATGAATGAGTATTTGAAGGAGATAGCCACGCTGTGCCGGATCAACAAGCGGCTGACCGTGCACGTGGCGAGGCATACATTCGGAACGACTGTCACGCTGGCGAACAACGTTGCTTTGCAAAATGTGTCGAAGATGCTAGGACACTCCTCAACGCGCATGACCCAGCACTATGCCCGTGTGTTGGATAAAAACATTATGGAAGATATGCAGGGGGTTGCAAAGTTGATTTTCAAATAGAAGTAAAATGGTCGCATTCTGTCGGATTGAATGCGGCCTTTTCCTATAAAATATCGTTTGAACATTCTTCAAACAGATTTCGAATGGTATTAAAACATCTCCCTGCGATTTTCGGATAGCAGTTTCTCAATATCGCTTTCCCGATAGAGTATTTTTCCTCCGAATTGATAATAGGGAATTTTTCCACAATTGCGGTATTCTAATAATGTGCGCTTGGTCAACTTGAGCATTTCCGACAGTTCTGTGTCTGTTAGAAAACGTTCTCCATTCAGGGAAGGGCTATAGCTTGATTTCAAGGCATCAACAAGCGTTGAGATTTTCTTCATCTCATCGAAAAACCGAAGGATTTCTTTATGTGTTTTGGTAACGATTTCCCCCATGACTATTTTTTCTTTTGTACGGTGGTTAGTAATGACATGACATCCTGCTTGCGATAAAAGATTTTTTTGTCTATCCGGGTGAAGGACAGTGTACCATTGTTTCTCAGATGTTGTAGGGAACGGGAAGATATGCTGAGTACCTCACAGACCTTCTTGCTGTCCAACCATTCATCGGTCTCTTTTCTCAAACAAATATCTTGTAACTCTTCCAGTTTACTTTTCAATGAATGCCATGCGGCTGCCATCTCTTTGAATGTCCCGGCTTCAATATTCACGATTTCCATAAGCGATATTTTTTTGTTTGACACAAATGTAATGTTGTTTGTAGATAAATGGTAACCTCCTGACATCAGATTTCATCAAATGTCATCAGATGTCGGAGGCTGTTTAAATAAACTAATACTTTTAATATTCAAGCCGGTCTTTCAAGATCCGCATGTCGTTCATGACTTTCTTATAAGTAATTTTGGCGTATGCCTGTGTGACTCTCAGGCTGGTATGCCCCAATACTTTGGATAAGGTTTCTATAGGTATTCCATTTTCCAGGCAAACGGTAACAGCAAAGGAATGCCTTGCAACATGATAGGTCAGTTTCTTCTTGATACCGCAAATATCAGCCAACTCCTTCAGATAAGCATTGGTCTTCTGGTTGGAAAGCATATGAAAGATTCTGTCTGACTGATTCTGATTGAGGTATTTATCAAGAATTTCTCTGGATTGAGGTAGGAGAGGAATGAATGCCGGATGGTTTGTTTTGGTTCTATAGAGATGGATATATCCCTCTCTTTTTGAATCAAATACAATTTGGTCTTTCGTTAATTTGCACATGTCTGCATAGGATATGCCCGTAAAGCAGCTGAAAATAAACGAGTCGCGGACAAAATCCAGTCTGGGGATATCTATTATTTTCTTTCTGATTCTTGATATTTCCTGTTTGTTCAGGAACTGGATTTGTGCATCTTCTTTTTTTATCCGGTAAGCGGCAAATGGATTTATAAGTATCAATCCGCATTGATATGCCCATAGTATACCTTTGCGTATGAATTCCAACATTTTAGCAGTGGAATTAACGGATAAACTGCAATCTGTTTTGAAGAAAATTTCAAGGTCATGTATTGTTTGCCGATTGAACTGATCCAATGCCATGTCATTGATTCCGTTTTTCTTGCAGAATTCATCGAGACGTTGGTAAACAAGCCTGTGCTTGTTGTAGTGGGATATACTGATTTTATTTGCCGACAGCAATTTGCGGGCATCTTCTTCCTGCCTCATGAAAAGTTCCAAAAGAGATGGAGGGGTGGCACCTATCAAGAGAAAGCGTTGTTTTAACAGGTTGGCAGAAATATGCCTGGAACTCAAAAGCTCCTGCTTGTAATAATAGTGCAAAGTCGTATAAACTTCATCCAAATATGTATTGATAGCGTGTGCATCCGGAGCAGTCTTCATGATTCGTTTCCTTTGCTTGTCCCAATACTCTGGTAAGATGAGTGTTTTCAAACTAACATCTGCAACTTCTTTATTGATAGTGATGCGGAGCATTATTGGGTATTTACCACTTTTTCTGGGTGTACTGTGCTTTAGATAGAAGCTAATAGAAAAATTATGTCTCATGTCACATTAATTTATATTCATATCCCTTAGGTCTACCTTCCAATATGGACATGAATAAGACATAACTATTTCATCAGGAAAATTGCAAATTATAGTGATTCTATGAATTTTGCACTATTTATATAGGACTCTGTAAGTGAACTGAGAGTATTGGCCTAAATTATTGTTTATCAGACAATTATTATAGATATAAATGAGATATGATTCCCACCAGGAATCGAACCGGGAACTCACTTCGGAATTGATTTTTTAATTACGTGATAATCAGCAATATACTAATTTTGCAATCATGATATAGTTCAATTCCTGTTTGTGATACGCATGTTTTTTGTATAATTCTGATAATCAGCGATAAATTAGTGTTTCTTTTTTGAAAAGCTACTGAATTAGTCACGTGAATACTTCTGTTCTCAAAGTAATTGGTGATTACCAACGATTAGCATAGATTACTCATAAGAGGGTGTGCCTATCCGTTCAAAAACATCTCCATACCATAGAGTTTAAATCCTCAAAGATGGTCATTACATTGGTCTCGCTTGGTGTGGCACTGTTCAGCTCAGTATACTACAACGTCTACTAGGTGGTCTCTTCAAATAGTCGTTTGAGTAATAACAAGTAATAACGACATTAAGTTTCGCTATATCAAGGCATTTGAAAAAATCACTCCGGAAAACCTGCTGAAATTTGAAAGCCTCTTCGAGTATGAGCTCGATAAACAGAAACAACGCTCCCTGCATCGGAAGGTTGAAAAGCACGAACAGCGTGTCGAACAGCGGACCTGAGACCTCGAACAAGCACGTCTAAAAGAGGCGCAAGACGAGCAACTCTGCAAAGAAGTCGAGAGCATAAAACAGAAGAAATAGAGTATCAATCAGTTGAAAAGATGGAGTTTTTTGTCATTCTCCATCTTTTCACTTTTATATAGCGTAAATTTTCATATCTTTGTGGAATAACAGACGTAAACATCAAAAAATAAT